TAGGATTGTAAGTAAAGTAACCGCTAGTGCCGCCAATAGAAGGGTTATTGCTCGAGACAGAGGTCGAGCCATCTGAATAAGTAGTAACCGTTCGACCAAAAGAATCAATAAAGTCCCCAGTTGCCCTCTTGCCAGAACCAGATCCCGTTGCCCAGTTGTAAACCTTTGACAAACCACTGCTGATTGCATCAAGAAACCCACCGCCAACATTACCGCCACCACCGCCACCGCCACTAATATCGCCCGTGCCACTTGATGCGGCGCCTTGTGATGGAAATAAATAACCAGCCGCAGCACCTAAAAGAGCCCCGGTCAATGGGCTGATATTTTGCGTAGATCGGGGGGTTAAGTTGATTGTGGGTATTACTTGGCTACCCGATCCGGCGCTAGACACAGTCACAGGCGGCTTATTTGTAAGATGAGCGGGCGTTGCAGACATTGCCGCTTGAGATACTGCAGGCACCAAACCGGGTATACCGCCCATTGCCGATGTCTGCTGATCACTTAAGCTCGACAAACCGCTACGGGTTCCATATTGAGAATAAGGAACAAATCGAGCGGGGCCAATCGTGGTAGATCGTGGCGCTATTTTGAGTTGCGACAGATCAATAGGTCTGGCAACACCGCCGGGCTCCTGATATTGACTCAGGATGTTGCTCATTAAAGCGCCAAGCGCTGCTCCCTTAACGGGGGTAGATTTGACGACATTTTCGAAAACTTGACCGAGGTCAATATCCGAACCTGTTGAGGTTGCCGCTACTGTTTCATCTGCCATGATTACCTCTAAATTCTTCTAAGTGCTGTCAACCCACCGCGAGCAAACATTTGCGGCTCCATCATTCCTTCAAAGCGAGGCAAAACCGCGATCCCCAAACCCGTGTCACCCATGGCATCTTTTTCGTCATCCTTCTGTCCAGAAAGCCGCCTGTATTGTTGATACCGCTGAGCAGGCGTTAAAGCGCCCACGGGAACTGCATTTGACAGCCCAATCATCTGACCGGTTTTTACGGCTTCATCAACCAAAGGAAATTCCTGCGTGGCAGGCTTTTCATCTGGTAATGCCGACAACTCTTCGCCAGTAGCTTGGGTGTACATTTTCTGCGAAAGTTCATAATCTGCAAGCGCATCTCGCGCCGCCTGAATAGTTTCTGGCGTATTGGCAGATTGTAAAGCCACTAAGGCATCATTGGCAGCAGCTTTTGACAAGTTCAGCTTTAACAATAGATTTGTAGACGCAGGCGGCTTAGGAACTTTAGACAGGTCTTGCAAATCTGCTAAGTCGGGAGAATCTGGGGTAGTAATTGAATTTGCCAAAACCTCAGCCGGGTCAGTGCTAGGCGACTTCACCTGCGAAGTAACGTATGGCTCGGTGCCCAAAACTTCCACAGGGCTATCCAAGGTGCCAGCACCCTTAACGTAAACGACCTCCCCCTGATCTATAAATTTGCTTGTTGCATCAGGATACTTGTTGTAACTAGATAAATCGGCCTTTAACAAATCAACGTCAGGCGATGGGCTTACCGCTACTTTGTCTAATACCTCACTTTTATTTACTTCTGCAGCGCCTAAATTTTTATCAGCATTAACGAGCACATCACTATATGATGGCAAATCTTTTCCTGCACCAGTAGACAACAGCGCATTCAAATCGCGTAAGTCTTGCTCAGGCAATTTAAGCAGCGATTCGTTGAATTCTTTGTTTTCAGTCTTTAACGGCTCTGCGACCTTTTGACCTTCCAAATCGGAAGGTAGTTTTACATTTTGAGTTACATCAATAAGCGACTGCGTATCTCCACTAATCGCAGCTTTTTTTAACTCATCGAGAAATGCAGATTCTGTTGCAACATCTTGCACAGAAGGTTTTGTTCCAGTTACTTCTACCGTAGGTAATGTGTCACTATCAGAGGGCACATACGGTTTTACAGAAATGGACGGAAGGTCAACGTCACGAACAATATCCGTACCTTCAGCGCCAGCCCTACTGCCAAATTGGACTCCGCCTGATAACTCGGCGGTAGGATCACCTATCTGAGTGCCAACACCGGGAGACTTTGGTTGATCAAATGCTTCAACAACTTGATCTTGGCGGGCCTTGCTTTCCGCATCAGCTTTTCTTGTTTGATTTATTGCATCCGCCTCTGTTTCAATCTTTCGCTTTGCCTCATCCATTTCGGTATCGGCAAAACCAGAGAGCGCAGCTATCATCGCCATCTGCGGCGACTGCCCTGCTGCAATAGCTTGCGTGTATTCACCAGCGGCTTTTGAAATTGCAGCGTTATCCGATGCCTTGTACAAAGTGCCAGCAACAGCACCGCCAGCAAGTCCTGCTAAAGCAGCAGTTTTTATATCTTGTCCCAATACAGCGGCTGCAGATGCACTTTGTGCTGCATTGGTTAAAGCAGAATTAACAATCGGATTAGCAGTAATTGAGTTAACGGTTTGCAAGTATTGACCAACTTGATTCGCACCCAAACCAGCCAAACCAGCTTTAAGAGCATCTTCTACTGATGCCCCATTAGCGATTGCAATAGCGCTATTTAACGCCATCGCATTTATTGGAGACAATCCCAGTCCACTAGTTAAGCCGCCTACAATTAAGTTGTCGGCGACGTTAAAAAGTTTGTCAAAAAATCCTTGCTGACTTTGCAGCCTTATACTTTCTTCTATAAGCGCTTTTTGCTGCCCTTCGGCGTTAGTAAAAATATTTTGTATTTCAGTAGCTGGTACTTTATTCTGAATTAGAAAATTTACAGAAGTATTGACTTCCTTTTTCCAAGTAGCCGGCGTCCCAAAAAAACGATCCGAACCCTTACCGGCATATATATACGCCCGAAGGTAATTTTTAATTTGGGTATTAAGGGAACTCTTTACAAAAGAAGTAGGGTCTTCCTTAGCTTGATTTATTTTTGAAATTAATTGTTGTACAGTTTTTTGGCGACGTGCTTCACCTTTTCTTCCGGGGTTTCGCTTAACTTCATAAGTTAACTCATCAATTACATTTGCCATTCCGGGAATGGCTTTGCCTTGCCGGCTATTAGCAAACGCAAGTGCTTGGTTATAATTTTTAATTGTCACTTCTATCCTCTCTTAGCGCGGCAATACGGCACCAACGACTGCCTGCGCCCATTCTTCCCAATTTGAGAAGTTGCTCGTACCGGGAATAGCTTCATTCGTGAACACATCAATAGCCTTTAAACCTTCACCCCACAGCCTCCAATCAGTGTCTGACATTGGAATAGATAACTGCTGGGCGGCATACAGCTCGCACATCAATGCAGCCCATGAGTCAAACGTATGGCCTCTTGGGTCATAGATCAGCGATACATTAGCCATTAGTAGCCTCTGACATCGCCAAAGTTTGCAGACAGTAATAGGCGACCTAGCTGATAGTCACCGCCCGCCGTATTCGACAGCACCTTAATTCGTAGCTCTCGACGCTGCTCTCGCATGTCAATCTTGCCAGTATCTGGCCCAAATACATAGGGGTTAGAAATCTTGTCGTCTTCTTGCGCATACGGGCGACCTGTAACATACAGCTCGAGGTCTCCAGACTGCAAGAAGTCAGGCTCAACCCGCTCTAAATTCAGCCAGAAGTTCTCACCAATCGCAGAAGGCTGAGATGGCCCACCAGATACCCAGCCAAGGTCATTCGTTTCAAAATAGGACTCGACGGCGTTGACTTGGTTGCCCCGAATCTCATCGGTGCCAAACTCGTGCTGCCAGAGAGATACAAAGCTCATCACATTAGTCAGGATGATCTTAAAGTTTGAGCCACCGCCGGGGAGTGCATACGTCAATTCATTGCTCGGCGCATACCCTGTACCGGGAGCGGTAATGGTTACCGAGGTCACAATGCCACCAGCCACCACAATCGTCGCCTTAGCGCCAGAGCCAGCGCCACCGGTTAAAGCCACGTTCGAATACGTTCCATTGGTGTAGCCGGAGCCAGCCACCAAAGTAAACAGATTGGCGCCACCAGAGGCGTTTATCTCCGTCCCAGCGTTGACAGGGTAATGGAACACCTGCGAGAAGAATCCAGCCGATCTACGAGCTCCTAAAGCCTGTCCAGCGTCATACCAAGTGTTCTCACGGACGTTGTAGACAATTGCGTCATTGCACTCGGTAGAGTTACCCCGTGGGTAGAACCACCAGATCTCACCAAACCGTGGCACCTTGCTGGCATACACCTTCTGGCGCTGCGCGTAGTTCAGGTTATCAAAGAACCAGTTCTGGTTCATGTTGTTTGGTATCTCTTTGACCACACCGTTGTACATTAGGAAGCGGTCAACACCACACCAGTAGTAGATACCGTCGTACTCAATCACGGACTGCGAGGACAGGATCGAAGACTGGCTGGAGATAATGTCATAACGCCAAAACAGCGTTGTCGTCGTAGCTCCGCTGGTAATCGTTGTCGGGTTGTACGAGACGCGAATCAGGGAATCCAGCGACCAGAACAGGCCGGACGGCGAGTTCGAACCACCTCGAACCGGCAAGCCTTGAACAATCTTAGTACCTGCGACGTTCGTCTCGTTAGCATCAGCGCCAGTCCAATCGGTCGGGTCACCGGCTGCGCAGTTCTTAATCAGTCCATCGTTGCCGTACACAAACAGGTACGGGTGCAACACCACAGCCCCGCCGCTCACAGAGACCGGGTTAGCGCCATCGAGCACCGCGGTCATCGAGGTGCCCACTAAGTCACCGATCAATACCGGCGTATTTGTTGGGTTAGCGATGTCGTTCAGGTTTTGGCCCGGATGCGCTATCAGCGACTCCATACCGCCGCCTGTCGTGTCATACAGGGTATCGAACTGCCACAGGTTGTCGTCACTAGGCGTGAAGTTCGACAGGGTAAAGTTCGTAATGCCAGAGCCGTTGCCGTTGTTATCAATCGGCAAAACCTGCAGGCCGTCCGAATAACCGCTGAAAACAAAGTTGAAGTTACTTTGGACGTTGACGTAAATGCCCCGAGATGGGCCTGCCAAATTAGGGGTAATCTGACGATAGCCAAGCATCTTACGGGGGCGACCACGTTGGAACCTGACCCAGCGACCGTCGTTATAGAACTGCTTGTCAAAGACAGTGCCGTCCCGCTGGACGCCGGGCTTCGTATCAAGGGCGAAAACCCGCTTGGTCATGAAAAGACTCCGCCAGCGATGCCATTTAAGAAGGTGCCCGTACCAGAGGCGGTAAAGCCGGTGGCAGAGAAGACAGACGTTTGGTTACCCAGAACAGAAACAGCCATCTGGCCTGCACCGGGGCGGTAGATACCCGTGCTGGTTTCAGCCGCAAAGTTCAAAGCCGGAGTAGATGCTGTACCGTTCACCAAGTTGATCGACGTAGCACCCGCCTGCACGGTGTTGGCGTTCAGGAAGTTCACGCCATCGCAGATCAGCGTTACTTGCTGACCGGCAGGCACCACAGCGTTAGCACCACCCACAACACCTGTTGTGATTGTCAGCGAGAATCCGTTATCGACCGTCTGGTTCGAGATCACATACAGGTTAACTGCCGGGGGATACTGGGCAATCACGTTGCCACTGAGCGTCCCGACGTACTCCTGAATAGTGTTTGACGCTTCACTCGGGGTAATAAGGTAGGTGCCAGTAGTTACCGGCTTAACCAATGCATTAAAGGCGAAGTTCGAGCTTTGACCAAAACCAACCGTGACATAACCTGCACCAGTACAGATGATGAAGGCAGACTCTGCTGGGTTAAAGTTCTTCGAGGCAGTGCCGTCGATCAGGTCACTACCCGAGCAAGACAGGGTCATCGTGCCGGTGCCGTTGTTCTTCAGCAGCATGAACCAGTCATTACCTAAGCTCAGCGACGTTGGCAGAGTTGCGGTACCCGCGCCGCCTGACCAAATCTTTGTCTGCGCACGGTCGGCAGTAGAAAACGTCTCACCTGTACTAAAAGCCGAAGTTGGGTGGCTTTGGTTCAGCGTATTCGAGATTGCCTTGAGGCCATAGCCAGCCAAGGTGCTGGCGTTCGCATTTGCGGTGGTCGCCCCGAAGGCTATAACGCCCCATACACCTCCAGCGGTGGTGTTGTCAGTGATATAGATGTACTCTGACTTACCAGCCTCTACGGTGCAAATAACAGCGCCAGCGTTGTTCAGAACGTCGAAGTTGAACCCGCTTGGGTTATTGAACAAAGCATCCTGACCCACCGACGCTTGATCGGCTGCAGGCATCTTTACCGTCCGCCCTGAGGCGTTCGGCGTCACGTCCATGATTCGAGCTGCTACCGTATTGCCATCTGTGGCAAATACAGGCCACACAAGCTCCACATTGGCGGTCAGCGAGATGTCTTGATAGCTAACGTCAGTTGGGATGATGACGTTGCCAGTAAATGGGCTTGTGTAGGTCATGATTAGCTATCCTGAGATACCGCCTGACGGTCGCCAAGGCGTTGGATGTTTTCTGTTTTGAGCTGGGTCACAATCTTGTCGTACTGAGCCTGCCACAGAGGCAGGCGCTCATCGTTCTTCAAGAATGGCATGGCCTGCAGCAACGAGCCATAAAGCATCGCCTGCGGGGCATATTGGGTGAACCAGTTCTGCTGGTTAGTAGCGTCGAGCGGCTGAACTTCTTCGTAGTACATCACCTCGAAGGTGTAGGCGTCATCCGGCGTAGGTGCAATCAGCCAGTGCTGATAGTCATAGTCGCCATAGAACTGCGGGACATCTTCCTGAGCGTCGTCAGGCCAGAACTGGCGCATGTACTCATACGTCCGCAGGAATACCGGCTTGCGCTCACCAGCTACGGTTACGTTCATCGATACCGTCTTACGCCAGCGGGCAGGCTTCGTGATGATCGGATTACCCTGAACCATCGTCGATTGGTTGACAGTCAGGTTGCCGAGGAACTTGATCTCGCTTGCTAAGACTTGCTCAGCCAGCATGATGAATGTTGGTATCTTGTCAAGCGTTGCTGTGTCAGTACGCTCCAAATAGCTGGAGATGTCGTTGTACAGCGAGTTGTAGGTCATCGAGACAGCCATTACTTTTCCTTATTCAGCTTCACTACCGCGTCGTATTGGGCGTAGCACTGCTTGAGGGCGATGCGGATTTCGTCGGCCTCTCGGGCGAATCCAACAACCACTTCGCTATCTTGTCTGTAAAGCTCTCTTGGGGTACATCCACCCGCGCCAGATTGGGCGGCACCGGACACGGCACCGGTAGCGGTGGGGCGCTCCGGCCTACTGCGCAGGCTGTTAACAAGGGCAGTATTCCTAGCAGCAAGCTCACGCGTCTCACGATCCTTCTCCTGTCGTAGTTGGTCAGCACTTAGCTGCAGCGCCTGCTGTCTCTCAATAGACTCTCTAAGCGCCCGATTATGTGCTTCCTGCTGTTGCAGCCGCTCGGCATCCCACTCTGCCTTCACCTCGGCTTTGCCCGCAGAGTTGCCTTTATAATACCCGCCCCCAGCCGCCA